TTCAACAAAGACAAAAAGAACAAGAGATTCTTAAGACAACTGAACAATTCAGTAAGAAATTTAAGAATGTTATAGGTAATTTACAAGAAGTAAACTCTCCTCTTGCAAAAACTATTGCAGATTTGAGAGAAACTACCAAAGGTTCTTTTAAAGCAGCTGCGAATGCCAAAGAATTACAACAATTTACCACAAAAATTGCAAAAGCAACTTCCGATAGTGCAGATACAACCACTAAATCATATAAAAAACTCTCAGAAGGGTTAGATAGACTTAGTGGAACTAGTGGTTTTCTCGACCAACTAAAGATTGCACAAGATAATTACAATACAAATCATGCAAATGCAATAAAATTAGAACAAGAAATTGCAGAAACTGAGTTTAAAAACCGTAAATCCATTCAAGACTTCAGAGATAAGATTTCAAAATTAGAATTAGACCGTATTCGTGCAGAAGGTTTAGGTCAAGAAGATAATCTTAAAAAGATTACTACAGAAAAAGAGAAGCAAGAAAAGGCACTTACCAAGTTTGAAACTAAAATCTTTGATACAAAGAGAGAAGAACTTGAAATTCAAAAAAATCTTTTAGATACTTCTAAATCTAATCTAGAAAAACTTAACGAAACAGTAGACAAACAGGCAAAAGAGATAGCAGACCAAGATACTAAGTTCACTATGTTCGGTCAAGGACTAAAAGAACTTACTGGTTTTGATTTGTTAGGTACACTTGACACTGTAGTAGATAAAGTAGATGCAGTTGGTAAGATATTTGGTAATAAAGATTTATCAGGTTCGATTGCAAGTGCATTTTCATTTGGTGGTAAAGACGATATAGTTGCTTCTATTGCAGGTGATTCACAAGAAATAGACCCTGCAGTCAAAATTGCAAGACAAGAACTAAAAGAAACTGAAGGTATCAATGACGGTGTTGAAACAACCAATAAACTTTTACGTTTAATGCTTGTAAATGACCGAATGTTGAAAAAATCCATTGAAGATAATGCAGGTAAAGATGGAGGAGGTGGACTTACCTTAATGCCTGGTGCATTACTTGGTGCAAGTTCAATAATAGATAGTCTAATGGGTGGTGGTGACGGAAAAGATAAAGGAAAAGGTAAAAAAGGTAAATTTGGTTTTTTAAAGAAATTGAAGCCTGGAGGTAAGGCGAAAGGAATTGCCGCTTTTCTTACAACCGCTTTAGCTGCAATTGGTCTTGATAGAGCGTTAGATAAAGGAGAACCTGCAGACACACCTAGAAACAGAATAGATTCTAGCGATGTAATCGAGGAGGGTCTTGAAACAATTGCTCCAATAGCACAAACTTCTGCTGCTAGTTCACAAATCAAACAAACTACAAATAGTATGGATGCAGCTTTAAATGCAGATAAAAAAGTTAACAATTTGAAGTTTAAATCTGATGGAACACTTGACCGAAGAACTGTTAGTGCCAAAACTCTTGAAAATGAATTAAGAGAAGCTGCAAATACAAAAAGAGCTCAAGGTGATAAAGCAAAAATATTAAAAGAAAATAAATTACTTTTGAAAAAACTTTATAAAGCAACTGGAACAAATAATATTGATGATTTATTAAAAAGTCCTAAGTTTACAAAAGAAGTTTTAAGAAAAGCGTTAAGAGACCTTCCATTATCATCCTTTAATAAGTTTTTAAAGATAGGTGGTACTGCAGCCTTTAGTGGATTAGCTGCAGGTGCAGAAGGTCTCCTTGATTATAATGACCAAGTAGAAAGTGGAGATATCATCAATGATGCATTTGATTTAGACTTGAGTGATGGTACGGGTTCGTTCAACGAAGAAGATACAAACTTAATAAACTCTGCACTTGAAGCAAATAAACGAGGTTCAGTAGGTAAAGGTGTAGGTTGGTTTACAGGTGCGATGCTGGGTTTAAAGGCGAGTGGAATGGCATTAGAAAAAGGTGCAAGATTTGTCCCAGTGACACCAAATCCATATACTACAGGTGGTAAAATACTCGCAACAGGTCTTGGTATGGGAATGTCTTATCTTGGTGGTAAGTTCGGTGGTGATATAGGTGATACTATTGCAACTGCAGACTTAAATGCACAAACATTGCAACAACAATTAGAAAATATTTCATATCAATTTACAAGTGACCCTGATTCTCCGATATATCAAAATGAAAAAGAGAGAGACAATATGGCAAAGGCTGCATTAGAAAGATATAAAAATAATATACCATTGACAAAAGAAAATGGTAATATAGGTGGAGAACTACAGAACCAAAAAAACGAAGAAGTAGAATCAAAAGTAAGGTCGGGTTATTATAGAAATAAAGGCAACATAAGAGATAAAGAAGTTGCAGTTAATAGTGTCAATAATAATATTACACAAAATACTAATCATTATGGTAAATCATCCTTCTACAATCCTGATGACACTGCAAGGATTTTAGACGTTAAATATTCTTAAGTTTCTTACGATTGTATTTTGTTTTGTCCGAATGGACTTGAGTTGCACCTTGACTAGGTGTCTTTTTTCTTACCTTTAATTCAGGTTCTTTCTTACCAAAGATTTTTTCCCAGTTATCTGCATAGAGTTTTTCATCAGAGTTCCTTCTCTTAGAACCCTTACCACCATGCCAATTACTCATCTTACTTTTCTATAAGATGCAGACTGAGACCTTTTTAAATTGAGTTTCTTTCTACGTTTCAAATCTTGATTTTTTTGATTACGTGTATCGTTAGGTTTCTCATGGTACTTTCTATCCCTGCACTCTTGCACGATACCTGCACGGTCACATTCCTTTTTAAAACGTCTTAACATTCTATCGAATGATTCTTCGTTTCTAGTTTTTCTATCAATTCTTGGTTTTACTTCTGGCATAATATTCTCTTTAAATTAGGTGTTAAGTCGCCCCTTCACTTTACAGCATTCCCGCTCTTAACCGATACTTCCGCTTTGACCCCAAGTACCTTTCCCTTACTGATTGACCCCATTCCTACGTCACCAGTTTGATATTGACTACACGGACACATAATGTAATATCAATATCCCCTCTAAAGAAACTAGTCTTGTGCTAGTTTCTTAAAGTAATCCATCGCATCCTCATCCTCAGATGGTGAGGTTGATTCTGCTGATGCGATTACAGGTTCGTCTGCAACAGACTCAGTGTTGACATTAGACCATGGCACTTCTTCCAAGTCTTCTGCAACAGATTCTGCTGTAGATGTACTTACTGAACCAGTTAATCCAAGTACTCTATCGAGTTTCTCTTTGAGTTCCTCGTAAGTTTTGAATTCACTTGGTGCAATAATGTCTGTTAAAGAATAAGCAGAACTAAATGTTTCGTTCAACTTATCTTCGTCTTCAAACAACGGTGCGATACTATCGAACTCTGACTTGTCATAGTTCCAGTATCCATCAACCTTTCTGATTTTGATTTTGAAGTTTGCACCTTCTCTCAAATCGAAAGGATTGATTGCAGCTTCATCTTCAAATGCAGGTGAGATTGCTTCTTTGAGTTGTTCAAAGATTTTCTTACCATATTTATAAAGGAAGACCTTTCCTTCATTATCAGGATTTTTAGGGTCTGAAACAACGTAAACGTTAGAAACATAGTGGAGTCTTCTCTTCTGTTTTCTAGCAATCTCTTTGTTTGCTTCTATACCAGTATTCCATAACTGAGTATTATATTCAGACACTGGGTCTTTCTTGTTAAGAGTAGTCAAAGACTTCTCTATATACCATCCACCTGGCCCTTGGAACCCGTGGTCAAAATAACTGACCCAAGGCATTTCTTCGTTTTGTGGGGTTGGTAGAAAACGAACAACTGCAAATCCATTCCCAGTTTTATCTAGTTCAGGTTTCCAGTATCTATCGTCACTGTAGGACTTTTTTGCACCTTCTGTAGGTGATGCAGATTCCATAGCTGCACGTAATTTATCTAATGATGACATTGTATTCTCCTATTGTATTACATTGTATCGCATTATATCAGATTCTAGAAACTACTAGAATCCACCTCTCACTATTCTCATAATAAGTATACTCATTATACTTCATCTTTACCTTCTATGTCTAGAGGGTTTTTTGAAATAAATGAATATTTTGTAATAGTATTTATATCTACTGACATAACTCTATTGTTTTATTTTTATACTTTTTAAAATCAAAATCTATAAATGATTTATACTTTTGAATCTTAATATGTATATCGGGATATACTATCTTTTCAGATATAAGTCTCTCCCAATCGGAACTGAATCCGATAATGGAATCCATGATACATAGTGTTTCAAGTGAAACATTTTTTGCCATGTATTCCTTCAAGAGTATTGGATGTTGTCCATTCTTTACTTCCAATACTTTTTGAATATTTCTTTTAAGTAGGATATCAGAGACTTCTGTTTCATACAGATATGACAATTTTTGTTGTCTCTTCTTCCAGTCTTTATAAACTCGTTCACACTCATTGTCTAACAAGTCTCCTGCCCAACTATCTTTAAGACTTAGATTTGCAATGTAGAAATCTTGTAAGTCTTGTTTGTATGTTTTAAATAATTTACCGAAATGAAATTTATCTTTTCTTTTTAAGAAAGAGTTGATGTCACTCTTCACCTTACCATTGTATTTTATAAAGTCGTAATCCTTTGTATAGAAGTGCAACTTTATTCCAAGATAAAGAGTGTATGCATCATATCCTTCTCTACTCGTCATTAAGTTGTGACGATAGTAGGTGTTTTGGGTGGTGTGACAATTGAACCAGTTGCTTCTTGGTAGTGAGTTGCAATAGTTTCATTTGTTGGAACCACAAAAACATAACTGTTGAATGTGACTAAAGTAGGATTCTCTTCTCCAGTGACTGCAATACCTCTTGCAAATCCCATACCACCATCGTCTGCTCTTAGAATCATTCTAGGGTCTTCTATTGTAAGACCACCTTCTAATGATTTGAACTTACCAACGTATTCACCACTTTGTGCAATGACCGTGACTATATCATTTACTTCCATAATTAATCCTCATAAAATCGTGTGATTGTCCCTTGACTAGTCCTACCACGATTGATTAGGTTTAGTCCTTGTGCTTCTGCTTCTAACTTTTCCTTAAGAGGTGGTGTTAAAAGTCTCTTTGCACTTTCGGGTTCTAAATTGTTATTCTCACACACTTTAATAATTGCAGACATTACATCTACACCTTTACCACGTGATAGAATTTTTTCAACTTGTTCAGTAAATTCTTTTCTACTTATCATATCAAAGGTGCTCCTTCAACTTCACCATAATCAAAGTTCTCAATCCAATCTTGCATGACTCTATAGTATGCATAGTATGTTGGACTATGTCCATTCATATCCATCCCTACACCGTCTTCAGAGTAAGGTGTTTCTAAGTAATCAATAAGTGCTTGACATTCGTCTAAGTGAACTTCGGTAAGTTCGTCTTCACTCCCTATTTCAAGATACTCTAACATATTATTATATGCATTATCGTATGCTTCTTGATGAATCCAATCATCTGATTTATAAATCATCTTACTCCAATTCCAATCTTGTTTTAGAGTAAACTTCTCTTCGTTATAAAAATCTGCCATATTAAAACCTCAAGTTATATCTGTTCTCAGGGTCAACTTCATCTACTTGCAATGGTAAACCAAAGAAGTGTTCTGCATCCCATGAGTCATAATTATTTTCCCAAAACCAGTCGTGTCCTTCTTCTTCGACACCTTCTAGAATTGCATCTTCATCTGCTTCACTACCTTCTGCAAGGTGAACATAAACGTCACGTCCACACTCATCAAAAGACTCCACAAATTCATTCTCTTCAAACTCACAAGGTTCCATAAAATCATGTTGTGAATCTTCTGACATATATCCTTCTAACAATTCTTTTTCTTCTTCATTAGTAATCTTTATGATATATGCACCACTTCTCCAAAGTGATTCAATGACAACTCTATCTTCACTATCGTTATCTTTAAACACTTCACGTTCAGTATACGACTTTTTAAATTTAGGATATATTGTATACTCTTTTCCTACTTCTATTTCCATATTATACTCCGTGTAAATTTCTATATCGATTTCTTAAATCGTATAGTTTGTCTACATAATCTAAAGGGTCTGCATCAAAGATTTGAACCCCACCACCGTCAACTGCTACAATTGCAACAATATCCTCAACAACTTCTCCAGTAAGTTCCTCAACCATAATTGCATATGCAGTCATCTGATGAAACCATGGGTCTGCCATGTATTCTTCTTTATACTTAGAACTTGTTTTAAAATCTATTATGCAAAGACTACCATCCAATATACCAACACAATCTACTTGTCCTGCCATTTGCAGTGAGTCGCTATACATACCTGCTTCTAATGCAAATGGTGTTATCTCATCTAATATAGGTTGAACTGCATTGAACATTGATTGGTCTAAAACATTTTCGAATACTAGTTCCTCTTCTTGTCTTAGATACTGTTCAAAAAGAGAATGCATTTTAGTTCCTCTTTTTGCAGCTTGTGTCGATATTCTATTTGCAGTCTCTTCACCTACCCTTTTTCTCCACAACTTAATGTGGTCTCTTGTAAGTAGTCCAGTGACTGTAGTGACACTTGGATATTTTTGACCTTCGGGAGTCTGATAAAAACGTTTACCGTCCTCCTGTACACGAGTCATTGACTCCTGTAGACTTTCTAAGTCATATAATGATAATTGATTTTCCATAATATAGATTACAGTATACTACTTAATACCCTGTAAGTCAACATGTTTTTTGATTGTTTCTCTAGTCTTGACTTCTTTACTAGATTTTCTATGATACCTTTCACCCATAGGTGAGTCGACATGATTAGATGCAACCTTCTTTAATACGTCATTGAAACCACCGTCAACTTTTACTCGGTCTCCTACACCACTAACAGTGAGAGGAGCACCAAGTATTTGTTGTTTAAGATGTGGATTGTTTTCTTTGAACTCGTCTAACTTAGTGTAAGACATAGTGTATTCTTCAATCTCATTTGTCTCTGTATTTAAAAAATCGTA